CTGAATGAACTTCAATTGCTTGTCGGTCGCCAACATCAACATATGAACCAATATCAATAGTTGCTGTTGCTGAGGTATCTCCGCCAGCGGCGAGAGTAACTCTTTCGGTTAGGGTAAACATTGCTGTCTTTTTTGTAGCCATAATAATCACGGGTGGAGCAGCAAGCAGTTATCAGACGTATGACGATCCAGAACGTTCCTGCTTACTCCTCCAAATAACCCTATCATGACTGGGTTCTTAATACTTGCAGTCCCATCTCCGCGGCGTAGCCGCCCAAAAGCAACGCCACCATTCTCCCCGACCACCACCCCAATGGTACAGTACCCCCTATATTATTATGACCTGTCATTTTTTTTTCGGAGATATTAAATAACATTATTATTTAGGGTTAAACATGGCGAACCAATACTCCATAACCGTAAGCAACGGGGCTGATGCTGTCCTCAAGAAGTGCAAAGATTCGGGTGCAAAGATAAGTCAAGTAATCTCATCGTGCATTGAGATGCTTGGTTATGACGCAGTTATGACTATGGCAATGAAACAACGAATCCTCTCTGATTACATGAAGGAGGACGAGTGAATGTGCGTCGCATGTAACATGTGTGAAGAAGTATACCTCTGTTCTCATGGTCAAGTGTTCTACGATTCCAAAAGATTCGGATGGGAATGTCCGCACGATTTCTCGCTGATCTATCAATGCATGAGGTGTCAAGAATGAATATTTACAATTGGGATCTATTATCTGATGAATCAATCTATTATTATGTTCTAGGATTAGGCAATTTTGTTTTTTATCATAAGGGATGGGATTGGTCATTCAAAGATTTTACTGATGATCGTGTTTGGATGGAGGAAGAAGAATGATGTGCAAGATTCTTGGCATAGTTATGCCAACTTGCTATTGTCCTTCCTGTTTGGAGGAAGAAGAATGATGCCGATCTACAAATGCCAAGGTTGTCAACTCGAAACTCGAAGATTGAAGTCACGATGTTTAATGCAGTTGAAAGTAAATCGATGGAATGGAATGTGCATACGATGTTGTTGCCTCAATTCCATACGTCAGCGTCCATGCGACGATCCAACTGGCCTAGGATTTACTAGAGAGACACACAGGTGAATTAAATCCACATATATGCGAACATCAGATATTCTGCAACAGTTGCACCAGTAAGCGTGACCAATGTAGCAATTGAAAGAAAGATGTTAAACTTCATCAATCCTTCCAGAGATGTTTCTTTTGCTTCTTTCTTTTCTTGTCGTGCCATCAACCACTCGGCAAATCTTGTAGTTGGTGTTTTCTTTTCTTCAATTGGAGTTTCTGTTTCTGTACTCATATAATCATGCCTCCCATTCCTACGAGTGCGGTATCTTCGTACCGTCGTATTTCTGGAGTGTATAAATCGAGCGCACCAACGCCACCTAGTTCAATTGCTGCAGATGCCAACTCTGTAGCCACAATATCTGCAGCCTGAAATGCTATTACTGGTATTCTTACCAGAGGATGAAACTTTGCTAATGTAGTTAAAGGAACTGAAGTGTCTTCAAAGAGAACTTCTTCAAGCCAAACAAGTTCAGGAGCAAGCGACATATCAATCCTCATCAGGTGATTGTTGAAGTTCGTATGATCGCATTAAGCGGTATAGGTATTGGAACTCTGGTTCTTCTTTTACATCAGCACCTAAAACAACTTGACACCCTGGTACTAAAATTGAAGTAAATTGTGCTGTTTGATCGGCATTGTTAGCCTGAATATATCTGTAAATGTAAACACGGTCAGAAGCAGTAGGATAAGCAGAACCCATGTTGCTTTGACTTAAAGTTGGAAGAATTGCAGTAGTTCCTTGATCTGTAGTTCGAACACAATTTCTAAATCGATAATATACAAGTTGAGACCAGTCAGTAATTGAACCCATCAAGCCTGCGCCTAATGCATATTCAACTAGTAATTTATCTGCAGGTATTGGAGAAGTTGTTAAGACAATTGCTTCTCGAATATCATCACCAGTGTGTCCACCTTCAATCGATGGATTGTATGGTTCTTGTATTGAAACAGTTTTGAAAAACAAAGTTTTCTCACGTTGGGTCATACCAGCCAAATCAAAATAAGATTCTTGAACAACTAGTGCATATTTAGGGTTTGCAATTAATGTTGACATGTTTCCGCCGTTAGTGCTTCCACTAACTGCACCGCCTACTATCGAGAACAAAACTTGTCCTAATCCTTTGACTAATAGTTTCACTTTAACGACCTCTTTCTTTCTGGTGATCTCTTCCAAGACTTTGCGGCTTGTTTAAAAATCGCTGCATGTTTCTTGCGTGGATGTTTCTTCTTGAGTTGTGCCATCTTCTTCTTCATGTATTTGTTATACGCGGATGGCGCTCGCTTTACTTTCTTAGCAACCTTCTTTGCTTTCTTAACAGTAGACTTAGCCTTAGATACTGTTTCTTTACCAGAGTCGCCCAGGTCTTTTATCTCCTGGAGCAATCTGATAACTTCATCGATAGACACTGAGTCCACCTCAGTTATCTGCAGCAGTTGATTGTATTGCGATTGCCATGAAGTCTTTTGCAGAGAGGGAAACAATACTGCAATTGACACGAACAGTTACGTTAGCAGCAGCAGCAAGTGTTCCATCTGCTTGACAACTAATGTAGAGTTGATCGTTAACAACAAATCGTCCAGCCTCAGAACCTTTTCCAAATTGGTCTGGGTATAGATCTGCGGCACTAAATTGTCCTCCATCAGCATCAAGGTGAAGTTGTGCAGAGGAGATAAGGGCTCTGTCGTTTGCAAAAACCATACCGCCTCGGTTAAGATCGGTAAGTTGTGTTAGCAAACTACCGTTGTTTGGAACTGAAGCATTGATGTGAAGCAAACCAGTTGCACCCTGGTAAATGTAATCAACTGAATGAACTTCAATTGCTTGTCGGTCGCCAACATCAACATATGAACCAATATCAATAGTTGCTGTTGCTGAGGTATCTCCGCCAGCGGCGAGAGTAACTCTTTCGGTTAGGGTAAACATTG